GCCAGGGTCGAAACGCTGGAGTCCGCGCTGCATAAACACATCATGCAAACCAGCTCCGGCATGGCAGCGGCAAAAGTTTTAGACCTTAGCGACTTACCGCAGTGGACGCCGGAGCAGGTGCAAAATCTACAAGATTTACTCGGAACCTATCGGAATCACTTAGGCCTGAACAACTAATGGAATCCCTTTCTATGCCTGAACTTTCACCCGCTGCTCTTGCTGTTTGGGAAGCCTTCAACGAAGACGAGGCTGGCGTCTTTGTTGACTACGGCAACTGCCTTGCCGCTGCTTTGCGAGCTGCTGTGAATCAGGTGGTGCCAGATCAACAAGAGCCGGCCAGCTCACCGCACATGGGCAATTTCATCACCAATGTGCAGTGGCGCCAATCTCAGACTATCCGCACCCAACTCCTCGCCATCGCTACCGAGCTTGAAGCCCAGTAGTCAGACCCACTAATCACCCATGACACAACAACATCCCATCACTCCGCCGCCGGAGCTGGTGCAGCAGTGGCGAGAGCAGGCCCCGCGTTGCCGCGACGGTGGCATTGCCCGCGAAGACTGGCTGATGACCCGCGCCGCCCAATGGGGCGCCGATCAGGAGCTGGAGGCGTGCTGTGAATGGCACCGCAACCGTGGTTATTCCAGGTTTATCACCTTGCGTGAAAACCGCCGCCCCAAGCCGCCAAGCTTGAAAGAGCAGGCTCGAGCCGAACTTGACCGCTTGATTGCTCTTATTTCCACGGAAGGAGCGATAGCAATGGCCGAACCCATCCGCCGCGCCCTGGAGGCCCTGCCCGATGACTAACCCCACCACCACCGACTGGCGAGCGCTGTGTGCTGAGCTTTTTGCAATAGTGGAAGACGAGTATAGCGGTACGTCTTGTTTAACTGAACTCCGTAGTCGCACCGCAACCGCCCTGGCCCAGCCCGAGCCCAAGATGGTCTATCGATACAGCCCGGTCACCATTGCAGAGTGTGGGGGCCCATGCGAGCAGGGACCACAGTATTGCGACTGCGGAGAAATCAAAGGTGAACTTGAGCCCCAACCCGAGCCGCAAGGGCCGACGGATGAGGAGCTGCTGGAGCTGTCAGCCCACCACGGCGTCTCTTACACCATGAGCAGCGGAGAGGTCGTTTATCCGATGCAACAAAGTTGTGACATGCGTGATGATGTTTTGTCCTTCGCCCGCGCCGTCTTAGCCCGCTGGGGCCGCCCCGCCATCGAGCCGGTGCCTACCAGCGAGCGGCCTTGGAAGCGCGAGGGGTGGTGTGATGCGAAAGGGAGGTGTTATGGCTGGGACGGTGACTATTGGTGGATGGTCGGAAACCCTGGATGGGCTAACGAAACCATCACCCACTGGCTCCCCCACTGGGCGCTGCCGGTGCCGCAGCAAACACCCTAGAAATTTCAACTACGAGAACTGCCATGACTGAATCAACGAGCAACAAACCTCTTTTCAACGAGCCTCTTTTGCGAGGAGTCGTTCAACACGCGCAGGTTGTCTCCGCCCGCGTTGGATCCATCCTCCCTGTCGCCTATCGGCTGATCCGCCGGGGCGACGGCAACGGGAACATGATTCCTGTGCTGCAGGGTATGTTCACTTGGCAGCAGGGTGAAGAGTTCGGCCGCGAGTGGCGCGACCTAGAAACTCAAGATGAACCCTATGTCGAAGATCACATTCCGTTTGCTTGACCCATCACCACACAATCCATGACTGACTTTTTCCAACAAGTGCAGACTGAGTGATGACTGACCTTTCCCCCGCCGCACAGGCGGTGCTGGATGCGTTCATGGGCAACGACACCGTCCATGGAGTGCATCTTATATTGCCTCGATTTGCCGCCGCCCTTCGCGCTGCTGTGGATCAGGTGGTGCCAGAAACCGAAGAACCGCGCAATCAACTTGAGTATGAGCTTGGTGTTTGGGACGCACGCGATGACGTGCGCGGCGAACTCCTCGCCATCGCCGCCGAGCTGGAGGGTGGCAATGACTGACCGCCAACTGATAGACCGCTTGCTGTTCTTGGCTCAGACGGCTGTAGACCAGGCACTGGACCTGAACTACGACGACCCCGAGGATTACTTCATCTATCGCGAGCTGCGGGAGCTTAAGGCTGTTGCCGCCGAGCTGGAGGGCCAGTGACTGTCCCCCTTCTGTTCGAGCTGCTGATCGTCTACGTCGTGGCGTGCTGCCTGGCGCTGTGGCTGGCGTCGAAACTGCTGCCATGAACATTGGCGAGCAGCGGTGCCCTAAATGCAATGGCCGGATGCGGCTGGTATTGCAAGAGCGCACCTACAACAACCGCGCCAAGCGCAGACGGCATGAGTGCTACGACTGCCAAGAGCGCAGCACTAGCTACCTTGTGAACGATGACTTTTTCCAGCAGCTAACGGCTGCGCATGATATTGTTCAACGGTTGCAGGGGTTTTACTTTGACCACTGCGACGCCACTAATTAGGGGGAAAGGTGGCCGGTCCTCACGAGGTGCCGGCCTCACCGCAGCCTCTCCCAACTACGGAATGCCCAGTGACTCCGAAAGTCATTGGATCAACAGCATAACACCCCGAAATGACACCCGACTCGTTCAAGCAGTACCTCACCGCCATCGGCCGATATCCATTGCTGTCGGCTGAGCAAGAAATTCAACTGTCGCGTCAAGTGCGGAGATACCTTGAGCTGCGTGACGCCAAAGGCGAGCGCACCAAGCAAGAACAGCGCGAGATCCGCGTTGGTATGCGCGCGCGTGACATGATCATCAATTGCAACCTGCGGTTGGTGGTCCATATCTCCAAGCGGTACGTCACCCGGCTGCAGTCCAACAACATGGACCTAATGGACTTGATCCAAGAAGGGGCGTTGGGCCTGCATCGTGCTGCGGAGATGTTTGACGGCACCAAAGGTTACAAGTTTTCTACCTATGCCTATTGGTGGATTCGTCAAGCGATCACCCGCGCCATTGATACGAAGGAGCGGTTGATTCGAATGCCGCAACATGCACTAGAGAAAACCTACGCCGCTGCCAAGGCGCAACGTGAGTTTGCGCAAGCCAATGGCCGCACTCCTACCGCCCGCGAAGTGGCAGACATTCTTAACATCGACACAGATCAGCTATTGATGCTGATGGAGCGCAACAGGCCACACCGAAGCCTAGATGCACTGATCACCGAAGATGGCAGCACAATACTAGACATGATTGCCGACGAGTACGGCATTGATGAAGACCACAACCCTGAAGAGATTTGTGAGCGCGTTGAGCAGCTGCAGCTGGCTTTTTTTCGCCTAGATCCCTTTGATAGGGATGTTGTACGTAGAAACTATGGCATTGGCTGCGAAACACCAGAAAGCTATGCCGAAATTGGCCGCAATCTTGGTGTATGCAGAGAGCGCGTCAGGCAACGCGCGCAACGCGCGCAACGCAAACTCAGTTTAATTTTGCGGCCATCGCTAGCGACGCAGTAATCGCTGCCACCATCGCTTTGGTTTGGAGCAGCCTAAAAACTGCTCCATTTCTAGTTTGGCAATATGACCAGTTGCTTGCTGGATTAGCTTGGATTGATACGCATTTTGACGAATCAGCGACGCGCATAAATGTGCCACTTGGCTAGGGTCATCATGTGCAAGGGCAGCTCGTGCCTGCCCCTCTATCCGTAGTTGATCCTCTACTGATAGCTCCACAATCATCCACTGACCCCAAGACATGACTAACAACAACCTGCTACCGCCAACACTAGAGCAAGTTGGCGATATATGGCGCGTAACTTATGCAGGAATGGTAAAGGAGCACAAGCAATGCTGGCAGGCGCAGTGGCACTACCAGCAGGCTTGTGACATGTACCTATCCGCGCGAAGCGGTGACGATTGAATCGTTGTTATACCGTCCAGTCACTGCATAGGTGCGTTCTGGCGTGCCCGCAATGACGTGAAATACCATCTGGCCAATCTTCATGCCGGGCCACAATGCAATGCTGTGATAGCGGCGGCTGTTGTGTAATTCCAATGTGAGCCGACTGCCGTGCCAGCCTGGGTCACAATATCCAGCAAGCAGGTGTTCTAGGCCAGACCTTGCGCGGCTGGACTTCAGTACAAACTGCGCGGCGATGTGATCTGGCAGGTTAAAAAACTCCTGTGTCTCAGCTAGCGCAAACTCACTAGGCGCCAGCCAATAAGGATTTGCTTCTGTGTGGTGCGCGATGCTTAGCAACTGCAGGTCTGCAGTGTGCTCCACTTCAACCATTAGGTTGTCGCCGAGCATCACATCAAGGGATGCTGGGTTTTGCAGTTCTGCGTTATACGGCACCACCATTGCATGTTGCTTGCACAGGCGGCATATTTCGTGGTCAGGAATGATCATCAATAATCCCAGCGGACTTTAGGGCGGCCAGCGCGAATGCCAAGATGCACAAAGCCCTTGGGTGCGCCGTAGCCAAGACTATACGGCCATTCCCTGTCGCACCATGCCTGCAGCTTGTGAATGTCAACGCCTTGGATGTAAAAGTCTACGGCACCCACGTTAGGCGCGTTATACAGGTGCTCTGAGCTGCTGGCGCCTCCTACTGAACGGTTAATCGCTGCTGGCCGGTAGCCGCTGGTAATGATCACAGGCTTGCCACCAAATGCAGACCGTGCCCGTTCCATGAATGCAGCAAGCTCGGCCGCTGTGTTTACTTGATGCTGCGCATCAAAGCGACGCACCTCTTGGTTCAATGCAAACTCACCTAGCGTGATATGCGGCGTGATATGCGAGGCAAACGAGCTAGATGGCGTCAGCTTGGCCGGTTGCTGCTGCTCAAGATTGCCAGTAAATAACCGCACCTCAGCAGCACGACGCCTTGCGAGCCCTTCTAGCGTCTTGCCATCAGCCTTGTTCCACTTGGGCAGCTCCTCTGGCACGACTACGATGGGCGACTCGCCATCCGCCATCCGCTTGCGCAACGTGGACTCTTCTACGGCACCAAGTCCTACATTGAAAGCCCAAGACACCAACGCAGCTTGCTGATTGGGCTTCCATGTTTTCATCAAAGGCAACAATACAAATAAACCAGGAGCAAATAAGTTTTCAACTTGATTGCGCAACAAGTCCTCAGCCATCTGCTGCGTGATCTTGTCGCCCATGCGCACTGGTGCATCAATCAGCCGCGTGGCGCCATAGCCGATGGTTGGCACACCAGCTGGGCATCGGTATGCCTCAAGCCGTAAACCTTCAAATTGACGGATAATCTTGAGCGCTGGCTCAAGCCATGGTGCCGCAGGTGTTGCAGGTGCAGCACGGAACAGCTCCAGGAATTCCGCCTGCTGCTCGGCCCTTAGCCATTGCCATGCTGTATTCCATGCCGCAATTTGATGCGGTTGCGGTGCCTGTTTATCGGTCCACTTGGCGGCAGTGAGGAAGTTGCTCATTGCTCAACGGCGCTTGGGGAACACCAGCCGGCCGGCCTGCAGCAGCAGCTGGATCCAGCTGTTTGACTTGAGCGGGCTGATCGCGATGATCTCGCTACCGGCAGCGATGACGATGGCGATGATGGCGGCAGTCTCGGGGCTCATTGTGCTCAGGTCGGGGTCTTAAGACTACTTGCCAAGCTGAGCAGATGGGCTGTGCTCAAAATGCAGCCTGGGTGAAGCGGCGTTGATGGCGAAGGGGATCAGGAAGCTCAAGCCGATGGCGATGCCGACGCCGATGGCTACGCGGGTTTCGATTTCGCGTAGGCGGGAGAAGACGGCAGCCATGTCGCTGCGTTTTTCTCCGAGCTGGATCAGCACAGTCTCAAGCTTGCCTTCGAGGGAGCCAAGTTTGTGGTAAATGTCCCCATGCGAGACATCATCGACTGGTGGCATGGGGATACGTGCGCCTCAGTAGCAGCCTAGCTATCCACCGCGTTGGCGTATTCGGGCTGCGCCTTGAGCCAGACGTAGGCGATGGCCAAGGGATTGGTGCCGGGCTGCAGTTCAGCGGTGGGCGCCATGAAGGTGCGGTCATAGACCGGCTGAGCATTGGCGTGCCGTGCGTCAGCGCTGGCGTAATGCGACACCTGCATGAGCATATGCTCCTTGTCACACCGCAGCAGGGTGATGCAGGCGTAGGTATCGGGCAGCGGGATGCCGATGTTGGTTTCGTTGAGCGTGATCAATAGGGCCATCAGAAGGTCATCTCCGTGGTTTCAATTTTGGCCACCCACCTGATCGTGGCGAGTGCTGCACCAGTGATGCAGCCAAGGGTAGTGTTGGCGGTCACGGCAACAACCCAGGCAGAAGCGCCGGCATCGTTGTGGGTCATCGTGACTGTGGGCGTGCCGACCATCACCGTCGATGCGGCGTTAGCACCACGCTTGATAGCGCCGCTGATGGTCCAGCGGGCGGTATCGCCTGCGCCAGTCACGCCAGCGATCACTTCACCAGAGAAGCTGTATGCGCTGTTGTTGGGGAGGGTGACTTGGTTGCTGAAGCTGGCTGCGCTGCTGTTGCTGGCGAGAACTGTCGCAGTGGCATCAGTGGTTTGACGGCCTAGTAGGAGTAGGGCTTTTTGAGTTCTGCCTACATTTGCCTCGATTGGATTGGAGCAAGCTGCCCAAACATGATTGCCAACAACTGATCGTGCGTTGCCGCGTATGCCTGAAACAAAGCTGGCAGTACCATTTGCTTGATTTCCGAAACCTCCTCCAATCCAGCTGAATTGGCCACTGGCGGCGTTGCTATCACCTCCTCCAATGAACGAATACTGCCCATTTGCCCCATTGCTATTACCCCCACACACCGTTGCGTGAGTACCAACTTGGGCGCTGTTGGTTTGGCCGCCGCCTACGAAGCCGTAGTTGCTAGTGGCAGAATTGTCTCTGCCTGTAGCAACTCCAGAGTAATCGCTAGAAGCGATATTTAAAAAACCTCCTCCAACGGTGCCCCAGCTGCCACTAGCGCGGTTTCGCTCACCGCCGCCAATGGTTGACGATGGTGCGCTTGCTACTTGGTTGGAACTGTTGCGTGACTTCTGCCAATCCGTGGCTCCAGCGCCCCGCTTATTTCCACCCACCACCGTCCCATCCGGCACCTGCGCGAGCGTTGCTCCAGTGCCTTTTGCAACTAAAGCAACATCGATGTTTGTGTAGGCAGCGTCAGTCGCTGTGAACGCATCGACGGGCACCGTGGCGTTTGGTGCTGCGGTGCTTTCGGATTCAGCAAAGTGCGTGAGGCCACCAACGCCGCCAGTTGCGCTCAGGGTGCCAGCAGCTAGCGACAGGCCGCTGCCCACGCTGATCTCTTCAGCCACGCCAGCGCCAGCCGATGTCCGCCCCAACAGGCGGTTGGTGGCCATGCTGGTGCTGACCGTTTGCGTGCCGCTGTCGTAGGCAATCGGTGCCGTTGCTGCGACCACGCCAGCAGGGCCTGTTGCGCCTGTTGCGCCAGCTGCCCCGGTTGCGCCGGGATCACCCTGAATACCTTGCGGTCCTTGCGGGCCGGCTGCGCCTGTGGCACCTGCAGGCCCTTGCGGACCTGTGGCACCCGTGGCGCCGGTGTCGCCTTTCAGACCTTGCGGGCCGGTTGCTCCGATTGGGCCAGGATCACCTTGCGGACCAGTTAATCCTGGCGCACCAGTTGGTCCAGCAGGCCCTGTGTTGCCCGTGTCACCCTTCAACCCTTGCGGTCCCTGTGGGCCGGTGGCACCTGTCGCGCCAGCAGGGCCGGCCGGGCCTGTCGCACCAGTGGCACCTGTCGCGCCCGATGGCCCCTGTGGCCCAGCGGTCGTGGCTGTGACGACAGTGCTGCTGCCGTTCTCGGTAACGGTGACGGTATTGGTTACGGCGCTGACGTTTACGGTCGTCATGCTGTGTAGCCCTCGCTGACGTAGATGATGCCCTCGAGGTAATACTCTTTGAGGCCGGAGGGGTTGGTTAGTAGTACGTCGTAGTACGCCTCGTCAGGGAAGATAGCTGTTTGGTCGTCGGTCAGGGCGATGGCGACGGTGCCTGTCAAGCGGTTGGTGTAGGTGACCGTGAAGTCGGCGTATTTACTGGTGCGGGCCTGGTTCCAGGCTTGGGCGGCGACGGCCCAGCCGGTCAGGTTGATTGCTGCGTCGGTGCTGTCTTTGAACTGCAGCGTGATGCTGTAGTCCGCCCGGCGCTGCAGGCTGATGTTGTAAGTGCCGGGCGAGATAGCCATAAGTTCAGCTTAGCGTCCTTGACCTCTGAGGGGCTTCTTGCCTCGGCGGCGAGGGCGCGAGCGCTGGCCGAAGCCTTGGCGGGTGGTCTTGGGCGGGCCGGGCTGATGCTCGAGGCGTGCGGTGCCTTGTTTGCTGCGGACGGCCATCAGCTCTCGGGTGCGGGCTCGGGCTCAGGCTCGGGCTCGGGGGCCGGTGCGGGCTGCTCTAGGCCGAGCGCCACCTTAATCTCGAAGGGATCTGTCGCTGCGTCGATCGCATCCTGCACCAAGGCGTAGCGGTCGCGGATTTCCTGGCGAGCCGCTTCAGCAGCTGCTGCATCGGCGCCGGGGATCTGCTTGGCGATCAGCTCATCGTGCGGCGCGAACTCCTCAGCGCGAGCCGCGCGGCGCTTGTCGTGACCGATCTGGCGGCAGCGCTCAAGGTCGTGGTCGATGCAGCAGTCGCCCATCACCCACGCACCGCGGAAGGTGCGATCGGCCGGGACCTCGGCGGCGTCCACGATCTCGTAGGTCACGCCCTCGGGCACGTCCTTCAGGGCTAGTTCAACGGACTCGGTGGGGATGATCACCGCGACGCCGCCTTCAGGGGTTGTGTAGATAATGCGGTTCATAGCGTTAGCGGAAGATGGCGACGTTGGCGTAGGCAGTGTCAGTGTCTGAGTTAAGCACTGTTCTTGTGCCAATTCGTACTGCGCTTGTTGTTGGCGCAACGGCCTGACTTCTTAGCCAAACAAAGGTCGGGGTTGTGCCTCCATTGTTGTCAGCCGATGACCCACATACTAGGTAATTGACATCTGGCATCGCCGTCGTGAAGTTCACCGTATAGTCTCCCACCCCGTTATCCGTAATACTGCTCACGTTGTAGCTGGCACGGATAGCAACTGTGCCGGTGCCGTTGAAGTTCACCCAAGCTTTGGCGCGGCCTGATGCGATCTCGGCTGGCGTGCTGGTGTTAGCGCCGGCGCTGTCGGCCAGCGTGGTGACCCGCGTGCTGCCATCGGTGCCGAGCACGATGTTGTTGCTGCCGGCGCTCGGGTTTTTGAGGTTGGTGGTGCTGAGTGTGCTCATGATCAGCCCTCGTAGAGAATGTTGATCGACCCCGCGTCAAAGGTGTCCGTGCCGTTGACGGTGGTCAGGCGCAGGCGGTCGAGGGTGCCGGAGAGGGTTGCGCTTCCATAAATGAAATCTGAATAGGTCCAGGAGCGAATAAGCACATTGCCATTACAGAGCCATGTGTTGCCTGAAATAAGGTTGAGCTGAAGCAGTCCGCTTTTGATTGTTGCTGCGTCGCCGCCAGGGATAAAGAAGCCGGACGTAGCGGTGTTTAATACTGTCCCGCCACCGTAGCTGATGACGCCGACATTGCAAGTATATCCAGAGTTGGAAAACCCGGAGCTTGTACCAAGCTGTACCTGTAATGCAGACGAGCCATTCGAGCTCACCTCGTTCAGCATCACCGTGATCCGCTTCACCCAACTCGGAATCCCGGTGAAGTCGATCGAGGTGCCACTGGTGGTGGCCTTGGCAGTCTCCAGCACCATGCGGCCATTCACCCAACTCAGATTCCCCGCGCCATCGGTGCCGAGGATGTTGCCGTCGCTGCCGTTGCCCGTCGGCAGTCTGAGCGTGTTGCTGCCCGCCACCGCCGGAGCGTCGATCTCGGTGTAGCCGGAGGTGGAGCCGTTGAGTCTGAGGGTCATCGCGGTGTCCGGTGATTTAGACGATCACCCAGCTGGCGCCAGGCGGCACGGTGACCGTGATGCCTGCGTTGATCGTAACGGGGCCGGCTGACACTGCATTCTTGTTCGTGGTCAGCGTGTAGCTGGTGGTGACTGTGTTGCTGTTCTCGAGGAACACCGTGTCAGCACCTCCGCCCGTGGCCCCGCCGCCCACCGAAGACCAAGCGCTGCCGTTGTAACCCTCGAACTGGCTGAGCGTGGTGTTGAATCGGATCATGCCCGAAGTGGGCGATCCGGGGCGCTCGGCTGTTGTGCCAACCGGCAAGTCCAGCACACCGGTGCCGCTCAGCAGCACGTTGCCAGTAAATGTGGCCGTGCCGCTAAAGGTCGGGCTTGCAGTTGGTGCCAGGCCAAGGTTAGCGCTGGCCAGCGTGCCGATCGTGATCCATGCGCTGTTTGCTGCATTGCGCAGCTTCAGCAGGCCCGTGGTGGTGTCGGCCCACCACTGATAGGCGTATGTGGTGCTGGGCTCTGATGCGCCGCTGTTCTGGCTGACGATCGCCGCCAGCGCATTGTTCAGGTCCTGCCGGAAGGCGAGGCCGGACTGGTTAGCCAGGTTGTAGTCGTGCTGAGCCATTCCTTAGATCTGCCTCCCGAACCCGATGGCTGTGTAGGTGAACTGGCGGCTCACGGCACTGCCGGCGCTGTTCTTAAAGGTTACTGCAAACCCTGTCCGTGTAACAGAGGAGATTTCGAAGTAGTCGCCGGTGGCCATGTTGAAACCCGTCACGCCGACACTGGGCGCATCAAAGAAGGCATTAGCGAAGGTGACCGTATACGCACCCGCGCCGCTTGTCAGCGTCGCTGATTGCTCGGTGCGCTGTTGCAGCTCGAGCTCGGCGCCCAGCTCCTCGATGAGGATGTTCTGGGTCGGGTCAGTGCTGGTGGCCACCGTCTTGAACTGGAAGCCACGGCCCCGCACGATCGCATTGGCGAACTCGCGCCAGGCGCTCCAGGTCGGGGTGCCGCTGGGGTCGTCCTGCGTGGTGCGCACATAGGTGAGCGCGTTCACGCGATCGCCACCGGTGCCGTCGATCAAGTCCCAGGTGTCGATGTCTTCGAAATGGTCATCCCAGAAGTCGCCGGGGATGTAGGGCAGGGTGACCAGCCGCCGGCGCATGTTGCAGTCAAAGACGCCGGGGAAGGCATAGGTAGATCCGAACTCGTATTCGCCGGCCGGCAGCACGCCGCCCACACTGTCGATCGAGGCCAGCGCGTCCCAGTTGCCATCAGTGGCCATCTCATCCACCGCGAGCCCGCTGCTGAGCATGATGCCGCCAGCCCCGCCCGCTTCGGCCAGGCTGGTGACATAGAACATGTCGGTGTAGTTGCCGTTGAAGGGCGGGCTCTCCAGCTCCTCCGCGTAGGTCTGCACCAGCTGCCGCGGCTGTGGCGTCGGCAGGTCCACGATCACGCTGGTGGCCACCAGTGACCGGCGGCCGCCGTCATCCTCGAACTTCACCAGATAGGTGCCCTCAAGCAGCGGCACCTGCTTCTGGGTCTGGCTGCCGGCTGCAGCGGCCACGATCTCTTGACTCTCCTCCCAGACAGCACCGGTGAGTGCCACGTTGTGGCGGATCAGCACCTTGCCGCCGAGCACCACGTCGAGCTCGGGGGAGCGATCCCAGCTGAGGATGGCGCTGGCGCCGTCGATCGGGATCAGAGACACGCCGGTGACGCTCTCGGGTGGTGCGGTCTTGCCGAAGGCTTGTACCGTCAGCTTGGCCGGCTCCACTGACTGCCGCAGGCCAGCGTTCAGGCTGTAGACCTGCACCTCATAAATGCCGGCCGCGGTGTCAAGAATCTCGTAGTCCGGCCGCGCCTGTGTGGTGCTGGTCCAGTTGCCGTTTTGCGGCCGCCAGCGCACCCGATACTCATTGACGCCAACCACCGGCTGCCAGCTGATGATTAGCTTGGCCAGTGCGCGGCCGTTCAGCTCATAGAGCGTCTCGACGGCCTGCAGGTTGGTGGGCGCCGCCGGAATGATGTTGAGGTCGGTGATGTCCCGCGGCTGCAGCGCCGCGCCACGCTCGATGTAGTCGTACTTGCTGGCGTTGTAGGCCAGTGCGCTGATCGCGTACTTCGCGCCGTCCTGCTCCTGCACGCTGAGAACGCGCCAGGTCGAGGTTTGGATGTTCGAGGTCTGGTAGAGCCACACGCTGTTTGCGTTGGGCGCTGCGGCCAGCGGCGTGGCCAGGCTGACCACGTTGCCGGCGATTGCCGTCACCGCACTGCTCTGCACCGTGCCATTGGGCAGGATCACTGAGAGGGTGGCGGCTGCACCAGCTGCTAGCCCGCTGGCATCATCCACCGTGATTGCAGTGGTGGTGGCCGTGGTGATTCGGCCGCCGCGCCGTGAGCCGGCCTTTACCGGGTCGCTGATCTCGATGATCTGCCCAGGCCGCACCACCACGCCGGCATCGATCGATGCGGTGAAGCTGACCACCACGCCTTCATACTGCTCCGAGTACAGAAGCCACTCCCCGATCCTGCTGGCCTGGCCGCGGGAGGTGCAGGCGAAGGCGCTGATCTGCGTGGTCACCGCGCCGTGCTTCGCGATCGCGGACTGGTCCTCCACCACTTCGTAGGCAATGTCACGACTGCCTTCGATCCACTTACTAGTGGCCTGATCAAATCTGCCAATGTCCAAGTAAGACACGACAGCCACGGTCGGGCGGGTCTTGCGGCTGCTGCCCTGGTAGCTGAAGCCCTCCTCGGACACGTTCGCCAGGGTGAACAGGTAGGCCGAATCGGCCGGCCGGTCTTGGCTGATCGTCAGCGCGCCGGTGCTCCAGTACGGCATGGCCCGGAATACCGAGCACATGTCGTTGATCAGCTTGTAAGCCTCTTCCGCCGTCTGGATGTTGATGTTGCAGGAGAAGCGCGGCTCTTGGCCGCCGAAGCCGTCAGGCACCAGCGCGGAGGCGTACTGGCTCGCGGCATAGAACGCCCACTTGTCGAGCTGCGCTGCCTTGACGTGATCGCCGAAGCCGTAGCGCGTGGAGGTCAGCAGGTCCCACAGGATCCACGCCGGATCGGAGCACCACTGCGCCGCGCCGAAACTGCCGTTCCAGATGCCTGAGTAGATCAGCCGGCCGTTGGTCGTGTCCACCGTCGCATTGGACGGGATTCGCACCTTGATGCCACGAATCAGATACGACCGTGATGGGATGCTCGAGAACTGCTCAGCGTCCACCCGCAGGCTGACCAGTGCGCTGTTGGGGTAGCGAAGCTTCGCGTAGGTGATCTCGGTGTAGGTGGACCAGGTGAAAGCGTTGGCCAGCTTGGCGCTGCCGCTGTCGGCCGTGATCCTGGTCACGCGGATGTCTGCCGGGGTGCTGCTCAGCCCCACCAGGTAGTCGCGCTGATAGGCGTCAGCGGTGCGGCCGGCGATCGTGTCATCGATCACCGTGGTGTAGCCGCCGCCGCCGTACTGCACGGCAATCTGCAGCTGCACGCTTGCGCCATTGATGTCGCCTTCGTTCGTGAACTCTTGCAGCTGCGGCACTGTGATGGTGATCCGCGCCGCGTCCACATTCGCGTCGGTGATCGTGCGGATGATCGGCGTGCCTTGCGACACCTGCACGCCCACCGGCTTCTCGTCCTCGATTTCAGCCGATCCGGGGATGTAGGACTGATCCTGCGTGCCGTTGCGGGTGTAGACGGTGACGTTCTGAAAGTTGAGCGAGCCGTTGGCGTTCTGCAGCGGCGTGTTGTTCAGGAAGATTGATTGCAGGCCGTTTTTCAGGCCCGCGATCTCGCCTTCGCTGATCAGGTCCAAAACCTGCGCATACTGCGAGCTGTTGAGGTTGTCGCCCGCTTCTGTCGGGGTGCGCTGCCCCCCGCCAACACCTTTGGCAACTGCTCGCTCTCCCCCTGCTCCAAAGCCGCCAGCACCTGCAATTGCGCCTAGGCCGAGACCGGCGTTGTGAACGCGAATCCCGCCAGCGATGAAGGTGTGATGCCCTTCAACGGTCAGGTTGTAGACAGTGCCATGGCAGAGCTGGGCACGGTCCACAATCGGCCGCAGATGGCCGTTCTCATCCACCAGGCAATCGTCTACGCCCAGGGTGTCGATTTCAACGAAGGCGTTGAACTGGTTGAGTACCCAGTGGTTTGGCGTGGCGTCCAGCACGGCGCCGCCCCACAGGCGGTAGCGGTTGACCCGCTCGTTTTCGTGGACGTGAACCTTGAGGATCTTGGCTTGATGGACCGAACCCTGATCATCGAAGCTGAGCACCACATCACCCGGCTGCAGCTCATCAATGCGTCGCTGCCCATCGGGCACTCGGATCAGCGTGTGCCCCAGGAAGCAACCGCCACCGCCGCCACCGCCTGCGCCGAAGATCCTGCTCATCCCGCCACCTGCACGGTGTCAACGCCGGCCGAGATGATCACCGAGCCCACCAGCGTCTCGCCGTAGACGACGGGCACGGGCACGCCCTGGCGGCTGGTCTGCTGGATGCCGGAGAAGCTGTAGGACTTGCGCGGGTCTTGGTCGGTGTTGGACCCAGTGGCGTTTGGTGTGGGGCCGATCTTCGGCACAGGCGTGAGCAGCTGCGCTACGCCGCCGAGCACCAAAGTGGCGCCGATACCGGCAAGCACAGTGCTAACAGCAACAGGAGCCGCAAGGCCTAGCAGGCCAATAGTTGCGCCACCTGTAAGAAAAGCAGCGGCAATTAAGCCCACACCCAGAATGATTCGACCTGCGGCACTGCCAGCACCGGCAAGCACCGGCACGATCTTGATCTGCTGCTGGCCTGCTGGATCCTGCAGCTCGCTCTCCTCGAGGTCATAACCGCCGACGCTTACCCGATAGTGCTGGTCAACCATGTGGCGCTCCAGCTGCGGGAAGTTGGCCAGCAGGAATCGCACCGCCTCAGCAGCGGTTGCCACCTCCGCGCGGAACACGCGCCGGCCGAGGAACTTTGCCAGCCGCCCATAGACCCGGATCTTGCGCAGCATGGCCTCGCTCAGCCTCCACCCATCGTAGTGAACTCGGGATGGCGTAACCGCCGGCCCGTGCACTTCTGCAGCCACCCGCCATAGAGGTCGCGGCTGCTCAGCCTGCCGCGGATGTGATGCAGCACCAGGCCGTCGCCGATGTAGACACCGACATGATTCAAGCCCGGCCCGCTGATGCTCATCAGCAGCGCATCACCCACCTGCAGCTCATCCTCATCGTCCAGCTCGCGGAAGCCTGCGGCCTTCCAGCAGCCATCGAACATCGGCGCCGCCTCAAAATCCTGCGGGGTCAGCGGACGCTCCCAGTCGGGCAGCTGCAGGCCCTGCGCCTGCCACCAGTCTCGCGCCAGCGTCCAGCAGTCGGTGACGCCCCACGCCCATTCACGGCCGATCAGCGGCGCTTTGTACCCCGAAGGCTCGCAGCTGCCCCATGCTTCGGTCTTCGGGTTGACGATGTGCCAGGGCAGCCCGCTCTTCTCACACGCGACCAGATCCGGCCCGCTGGGCTGTGGCGGGGTGACCGGGTGGCTATGCACCACGGCCACAATCTCACCTGCGTCTTCTGCCGCGGCGTAGTCATCCGGGTTGAGGATGAACTGATCGGTGCCGGTGGAGAGGTTCTGGCACGGCCAGTACCGCTCGCGGCCCTTGACCACCACCAGCAGGCCACAGGCCTCGCGGGGATCCTCGGCCTTGGCGTGATCGAGTGCTGCGGTGCGCCAGGTCATGGTCATGCGAAATAGGTACCCACACCGGGGTAGCTTCCGTACGGCAGCTCAGCGGTCGCGCCGAAGTGGGCCTTGCAGGCATCGAGCGTCTTCTCGCAGGTGGGTAGCCCACCGGTGTAACCGCACTCCGCCGACTTGTAGACCCACTGGCAGATGTTCGCGATGCACTGCCGCTTGGGTGCCCGCACGCCGGCCAGGTCGAACGATGCCGCGAGCTCGAACTCCACCACGTCCCGCGTCTCTGCCACCTTCCGGTCCACGTAGTAGATCTCACGCGGAAACTCCGCGGTCGGGTCTGGCGTGCCGTAGGGGTTGGTGCCGCCGGGGAAATTGGCGCCGTCGATGTAGCGGGCCAGCGTGCGGATCCGCGTCAGCTTCGCGCCCTCCAGTCCATCCGGCAGGCTGAGCAACAGCGCTGTGATGGTGCCCATGATGTTGCTCACCCGCACCTTCGGCCGTGGCAGTTGGCCGTTGCCGCTGTACTCGAAGCCCTCGGCCTCGATCGGGAAGCGCAGGTACTCATTACCGGCCCATCTCAGCGCGCCGTTGTTGTTCAGGCTGGTGCCAGCGTGGAAGCGGTAAATGTCCGCTACGCCGTGCTGCGTCACGTTCAGCTCCAGCTCGAATAACTCGATGACCGCGCCGGGGGCAATTTCTTGCAGCGCGGAAACAGGTACGGTCACGGTTCAAATACCTGCATGAAGGTCACGTCAATTTTGCTGCGCTCAAATTCAAATAACTCGCGGGTCCAGTTAGGGCAAATCCATTTGTAGCTTGTGGCTTCGCCTGGTGGCGTCCAGTCAAACGATGCCGCATCTGCAGCCCGTGCATCTAGGAACGCTTCGATGATGTTGGCGTCGTCGTCACTGACGCTAAATGTAAGCCGCCATTCTTTCGGGTTTTGATTGAGGCCAAAAGTGATGCGCTGCTGGTAACCGTCGCCAAATTGCGTGGTGCGAATCTTTGGCTGGCTGCTTTTGGTGGCCGAATATGTCGGCTTGTAGTTGGGGAAGGTAGCCATTACACCAGCAAGCCTCCAGGACGTTTTTGCTTGATGAGTTCCTGCTGGACGGCGGCGGCGATGACTCGACCCAATTGCTTGCCTTGCTGATCGTCGCCTTCTACTTTACTGCCGCTGGCATCGACGTTCACTACGACATTGGTGTCGCCGCCTCCAGCCAGTTGGTTGTTAGGCACGATGGACCCGCTGCGGCCAGGCACAAACAGTTCTGGACCACGCTCGCCCACGATGTAAGGCGAACCGCCGGTGACGGGGCCGCCATTGGCGCGTGGCTTAGGCTTAAACAAGGCGCCAAGCAATCCGCCTCCAGTGCCGGTGCCGGAAATTGCACCAAACAACGCCATATTAATGGCTACGTCCAAAAGCTTATTGGCAATGTTTTTCAATACGCCACTAGCCACTTCGCCCAGCGTCTTGGTACCATCGACGGCGCCTTGTATTGCATCGACAATGCCCGACTTGATAGACATGCCAATGTCAGTGTATATATCTTTCAGCTGTTGGGCGGCAGTCTTGGCCGCTTCTTGCTCTTTGGTGAGCTTTTGAATCTCGGCAATTTTCAGGCCAAGCGCTTGCCTGTCTGCATCGGTTAGAACGATGCCAGCCTTCTTAAGTGTGTTCTCAATTTCCAGCAATTGCAATGCTTGCTGCTGAGCTTCCGTCACAGCAGATATCTTGATCTTTTGCATGTCAAGGTTGACAATCGCTTCGGCAATTGCTTGTTGTTGCTGGCGGTATTGTTCTTCCGCTTTGCCTGTTTGCTCGGCAAGCAGCGTATTGGTCTCTAGCTCAAGCTCGAGTCTTTTTGTCTTGAGATCATTGGTGGTTTCATCAAAGGCCATGGCGGCCCGAGTCTTATCATTCTGAGATGCGATAATCTCTGCCCGCACTCCTGCCCGCTTGGTTAATGTTTCATCGATAGCGCCAATCTGATACTTGATATTTAGCAGCTTTGACGAGTATTCAACCATCCGCTGCGCCTGCTTTGGATTCTCACTTGCGGCTGCGGTGTTCATCATCTTTGCAGTGGCCGCAGACAACCTTGCTTGCTGCTCTTGCAGTCTGCGTCCAATATTGCCGCCAATTAGGTCATCAATGTTGAGCGCTTTGCCGCGCTTCTCTTTTTCAGTTCCTGGCAGCAGTGCTGGGGTCGCAGGCGTGGCCTGTCGGGGTGGCAGCAGAGTGCTACGCCCAGTTGGTGCCACAAGGTCTAGTTTTTTGTCAAGGTCTTTTTGTAAGCTGGCTCGAAGCTTGCGCAATTCAACGATCTTTCCTTGTATTAGCTTTTCTGCGTACGGAGATGCGTTTTTGAGTTGCGACTGATTAGCGGCAATCATTTTGTCAAGATCGCCGATCTGCTGCTGTAGTGTTCCTGTGTCCTGTCCTCGTAGGTCGGTTAAAAAGCTTTTATACTGCTGCTTCATGAACTGCAAGTTGCTGGCAAAGCTGTTGGCTAGCTCTGTCAGGTCTGTAATAACTTGGGAAATTACGGGCGAGAGGGTTTTGCCAATTTCGCGAGCGAGGCCGTCGATGGAATCTTGCAAGGTGCTGAACTTGCCTTGCAACGTATCACTCTGCGCAATAGCGCCATTGGCATATTTGCCGCCTGCATTGGTCAGCCTAATAACCGCAACCTCAACCGCCTCGGCTCCGATGCGGCCTTTGCTCAGCGCTTTCTGGAATTCCTCTCCAGACAGCCCATACATCTTGCGCAACTCTTCCTGTAGCGCAATGCCGCGCTCTTGGAACTGCAGCAGCTCCTCGCCTTGCAGCCTGCCTTTGGCCTGCACTTGGCCATAAGCGGTGACTAGGCCTTGCAACTCAGCGCCAGTGGCGCCGCTGACATCAGCCAGCCGTTTGGTGGTTTCGACTACCTTGTCGGCCTGAATGCCAAACGCCTGTAGCCGCTTGGCCGAGTCAATCAGCTCAGCGCTTGTAAATGGCGTTACAGCACCAAGCTGCTGCAGCTCTTTGATGATCTGCCCAGCTTTTTCTGCGCTGCCGGTCAATACTTCAAGGCTGCGCGTTTGGCTTTCTAGTTCAGCCGTTTTGGCAAATACAAATTTGAATGCCTGTAGCGCGCCAAAAGCAATAGCGAGTTTGCCAGCAGCTGCCGCAATGCCATTGAACGCCTTTTCTGTCGCGCCTGCCTGCGCCTGCACTTCGCGCAGCTTGCTAACAGCATTGCGGCTGTCGACGTTAATCGCGACATTAGCGACGACAGACACAGCGCAACCCTACCGCCTTTGCTTCATTCTACGCTGCTGCTCCTCGTTTTGAAGCTCAAAGTAGCTGCTCCAGATGAGCAGCTCCTCTAGCGTCACCTCTTGATTGAGCCTAGCCAAGCTATAGCCAAGCTCCTTTGCAACGCCAAGCTGCAGCAACAGCAGATTGTCTTTACTTAGCTCCTTCTTTAATGCTTTTCATGTCCAGCTGCTCGGCATCCTCTGGATTAGTGATGATCGCCAGCATCATGCCTTGCAGGTCAGCATCTAGCACCTCTTCCTTGAGTTCGGCAATTTCACCGGCCGCAAACAAGCGCTTACCGGTATCGTCCATAGCCTTGGTAACCAGCAAGTTCAATGCAAAGCCATTGGTATTGTTGCCGCCAGGCATGCTCTCTGCGCGTTCGCGCTCGGCCATTGTGAGTGGCGCGGAGTAAAATTCAAACACACTGCCATCGGTTAGCGTTACAACCCGCTTGGTTGGCGTCAGGTTGGCTGCTTTTTTGAGGCGAGCGAGCGCGGATCCCATAAAAATTGGTGAGTTAGATGTACTCTAAACACAAAAAAGCCCCAGCGCAAGCCGGGGCAATTTGCTATCAGGCGCTGGTACTGAAATCAAACGTCGGCACGCCAGCTGGACGGAAGGCAATTTCCACCTGTTGGGCATCGTCAGGATTGACGTTCAGGCTGGCTGAGGTCAGCACTGCATCCATGGCAATACTGCGGCTCAGCGCTTCAGTTCCCTGCTTGTCGGTGTACAGCTTGAAGGCGCAGCCCACCTGCTGGCGCTGCAGCACGTCTTCCACCATGCGGTTAGACAGTGCGGCGTCTTCGTTGGTCACGTAGACGGTGGCGGTGCCATTGCCGTCGGCAAAGCCAGGGATGTAGGCACGGAAGGGTGCATACTGCCCAGCGGCTTGGCCGATGGTGGTCACGTCAATCTCAGCGCGGCTGATTTCAAATGACCAAGACTGCACTTGCCCAACGGCAGCAAAATCGGCGTAGTACACCTCAAACTCGTTGGGTGCCACTGCCGTACCGTCGTCAGTGATGGCAAGGATGGTGCCACCAGCGGACGTGGAGACGGTCAGCGCACCAGTCGCAGCTGTGTAGCTGAGGACGTAGTAAGTGGTGGCTGCATCAATGGGCGAGGGCAGCGTGCCAGTGCCGGAGCCGCCGGTCTGGCTGTTGATGATGCGGAACTTCACTGGATCGCCGGCCTTGAAATTCAGGTACGGCTGAACGGTGATAACATCCGTGCTGGCATTAACGCCGGACTCGGGGAAGTTGCCGTTGGTGCCGGCGGGTTTGTAGTAGAGGGCGCCGGACGTACCGGACAGAACAGTAACAGCCATGTTGTGAACGGTAGTGGCTGCGCTCAGTCTAAATAGGCTTCAAACGTTGCGGTTAACTGCGTTTGGTAATACGGCTGTGGCGCAGCAGGCGTTACCTGCGCCGGGCCCGATACCGGATCAAAGATGATGCCTGATACAGTCACACGGTCAAACAGATTCTTGATCCTCTCGGCAATGGTGAAGTTAGCGGCAGTGCCAGCGCCAACGGGGGTGAAGATGTTCACGGTCAACACGCCATTATGCCGGTTAAACCCTGCGTTACCTGTAGGTAGCAGCGTGGCATAGGCATTGTCGCCAAAGCGGATGAATGCCTGCAGCCACGGTGCATTGTTTGGTGGCGTAAATGGCACGTTCTGATAGCTCACCGGATACGCCGGCGCAATTGCCATCTGCGTAGCAATGCGCCCTTCAATGGCAGCGCGGACATCATTGATGGTGCTACTCATGATTCCCTGCCGATGCGTGCTGCCGCAATTCTGACCCGGCCTTGCACGTCCTTGGCAATGCCTTGGATCCAGCCGGCCTGCCCGCCAGGCGCTCCGCTGGTTTGCCTGCTGCTGCCATTGGCCAACGACTCGGCATACGGCAAGTTGTTGTGGACTGAGTAGATGTTGCCTAGCTTCTCTTCGCCATAACCGATGCGGTCGATTGGAATAACGCCCTGCACGGTGCGCTCGCTGACTTCGCTTTTGTCGTAGTCGCCGTCTGGCTTACGGCCACCTGATGCAGAGTTTTCGCCCACCTGCCAGCTAACGCGGAATCTGCCGGTATCTACTGGGCTGGCGGCTTTAAGCAATGAGTCGGTATCCAGCACCGCTGCACGCAGCAACTTCTCCATCTGCTGACTGGCGTAATCGCCAATATCACCAACGCGAATGGCGCGTGTCATCAGTCCCTCAAGATCAACTCGTACGTGATGGCGGTGTTGTCCTGCTCAATGGTCCGCACCTCAATCACCTGCAGCGCACGACCCGCAATGATGACGCGATCAGCTGTAGTCGGTGCGCTGGCCAAATCAACCGCCGCAATCATTAACCGTTTGTCGCCAGCTTGGATGAGGTCGTTTATTTCACGCAGGCTGACATCTTCCAGCACGCCACGCACTGTGGTGTCTGCAATGGTTTCAGCAGCAGTGCCAGTTGTTGGGTTGTAGCTACCCATCGTGACACGGCGGATGGTCGCCTCACCGCCAAACCGTGCCATCAGTTTTCCAGCAACCTTGCGTAGCGGGTTGGCTAAGGACATCAGAGCTTGTATGCAACGCAGTGGCCGTTTTGTAGCTTAATACTGGTAAACACGCCATATAGCGTAGTTGCGGCGCTGAAGCTTTGCCCTGACAACGTACTGCCGTCGTAGTTCGCCGAGACAATAGTGTCGATGTGCGTGTTAGTCGTAAAGTGGATTGCGCACCAACGGCCGGTTCGCGTTGTCGTGTCGCCAATAAACGTTCCGCCTTTGCCATAGTCAATGCCTAAGACGTTGGAGTCGCTCATGTTCATACCTTGTATGCAACGACTTTGCCGGAAGCAAGGGTAACGCTGGTGAACACACCAGAGACCGAATCGCCTGCTTTGAGCGGCACTGATGCAAACGTATTGCCAGTTTGGTTTTCAATCACTGCGCTGGCGATCACGGCATCAGCCACGGCGTAGATCTGCCAGAAGCGGCCGGCATGCGCAGCGGTATCGTCGATGTACTCAAAGCCGATGCTGTAAGACCGATCCATGGTCAGCTCCGTTTGATCGCAACGTTACCCGGTCCACTGATTCTAAGCCCTGTTAAATAGCGCTCCATGATCGGCGGTACCTTGTCAACGCCGACGGCGCCATAGCCAAGGTTAGGCGTCACATCTAGACTGCCGATCTTGACATTTTTGTAGTCTTCCAGCCCGCTAAGGCCAAGGCCGTCTGGGTTGTTGTTAAGGTAAACGGCCAGCACCACCTGCGCGCGTTTGATTTGATCTGGGATTTCGTTGTCGGCAAAGTAGTCGGTGGTAATGCGAAACGGAAATCCAACCGCGTAGGTATTGATATAGGTATCGGGCTTGCGAACACCAGTTCGCGGCCATTGCATTGACTGGGTATCAGTAGAGCGAGCACCAAGAAAGCGTTCACGATCTAGCCTTTGCGCAGCGGAATACAACGCACGGTTTTTGTTGTCCGTGGTTGCGGCAGCCCATGCTGTCACGTCAGCATCTAGCACCATGCCATCAATGATGGCCTGCGCATCAGCCAACGTCAGATATGAGTTTGCGTCTGCCGCGTTTGGCGTTGCGATGATCGTGATTGCCATCGTCAGGCTCCGTTACATCTAGTGTAGGCATTGGCTCTGCAATAGAAAATGAGGCCACCTCCGAAGAGGCAGCCTCTTGATCACGCAGTCGCCGGAAAGCGAACAGCCCCATCAGACGCGCTTGAGCAGCACGGTCAGGATCACACCAGCCAAGGCGGTGGTAGTGCCTGTCACGTCAAGTGCCAAGCGATTGCCGACTTCCAGCACCAAGTTGCCATTGGTGGCGGTCAGCGCAGGAGCCTGCTCGGTCAGGGCAGTGCCCTTGAGGTCGAGCTTGGTATCGCCGAGGAGGTCATCGCCGGCGGTAGCAGCTTCAGTGCCTTGGCACCGGCGGATGGTACCGGTGACGGCACTGCCATCGGTGCCAGCAACAGTGTGGATCTCGCGCACTGCAACCACCTCGCACTTCACCGGAGCGGTGAAGAACTGCACGTCAGCCACAGAAGAGGCGATGAAATGACTGGCAGTGATGTACTGCTCAGTGCTGATTTCAAACTGGGAGGGTTGTGCCATGGTTAGTTACCTCAGAAGTTAGAAGTGACGGTGCCACGGACGATACCAAGGTTCTTGGTTTCGTACACCTTGGTCCAGTTGCCGATGGTGGCAAGCTGAGCTTGGGTCGGGTTGGGGGTCGTGACGGCCCACTTAGCGCCCACGGGGTGGTAGCAGTAGTGCAGGTCGATGGACATGGCATCGCTCTTGGCGAGGATGTCACGATCGGTTTCGGTCTGCATCGCCATTTGCTCACCGCTGGCGATAGCGCCTTGGGTGAAGAAATAGACGGGGTAGTTGGTGCTGGTAGGCGCCAGGTCGTCGGAGACGATCACGCGCAGGCCCATGTAAGTGGGCACAGCGTTATCGCCACCGTAAGCACCAGCGATGCTGCCTGCAAACACAGGAGCGATGCCGGTGGTAGCCACGGTGCCGCCACCGCGTGCTTCGGTATTGGTCACGTAGTCAATGGCCTTGCGCTCCACAAGGTCGTAATAGACCGCAGAGTGCATGGCAACAGCGGTGAGCTTGTCGCCTTGATCACCCAGCAGCGCACGAGCCTTGGCCACTTGGCGGGGGCCGAGGGCGGTCATGCCGCTCAGGTCAAACGACAGCGGAGCAAAAGCAGCGCCGGTGTTGGAGGTCAGACCGCCAAACACGCCTTCCAGCGTTTTGATCAGGTCCTTCTGGCGCTGGTTAGCCACATAGGAAGCAACCTTGGCGCCGATGGCAGCCATGGGGTCAGCGCCAGCAGCAAGGGCTGCAAGGTCACGGGCCTCAAAGGCGCGACCGCGGTGCAGGATCACGCCAACTTGCTTGTCAGCGGTGATCTTGCCAGGCGTCAGCGAGGTGCTGTCAGTCAGCACTTCAAAGTCGCCGGACAGGTTGGCTTTCCAGAAGGGGACGTTGATGTAGTCACCACCCTCAGTAGCGTTCAGCTCAGCCATGGGCTGCACCACGCCGGATGCCAGGAAGGCATCACGCAGGGTGGTTTGCTCAATGACGTAAGGCGTGAAAATCTCGGGGATGATGACATCAGAGCGAAGAGTCGCCATGATGAAACCTCAGGGGATTGGTTGATTGCGGGCGCAGCCCTTGGATGCCCAGCGCAGCCGGTTGCAAATATATTAACGCCCCGCTGCAGCTTTCAATCGGTTGTACATATCACGGTCGGCACGAAACAGACGTGATTGCTCGGTCAAATTGAATGACTCTTGCAGGAACGGGTTTTTGATGCCAAAAGTGGCGTCACCGTTACTGCGGCCAGATGGTGCGCCACTACCCTGTGGCTTGGGTTGCTTTTGCATCCAAGCGGGTAGCGTCTTGGCCCATTCGCCAACGGGTGTACGTTGGTAGCCATCGACGACTACCACCGTGCCATCAGGGTCACGCTCAATCTGATCACTGCTCAGCTTGGTTTTGAGCACCAAGTCGGGGTCGTGCACGATGTCCGCCAATGCGGTCACGGCTGGTGTGACCAGCTCCAACTCACGCACACGGGACTCGAGTTCTGCGATGCGCTGGTCCTTTTGCGCCGTCGCCTCACGGTACTGCTGCTCCAAAGCTTGTCTTGCTTCGGAGTATTTTCCTTGCTGCTCAAGTTCGGTTTGTTCAGCTTTACGCTTGAAATCAAGCAGCTCGTCGATGTTGACGCCATCGGGTAGCTTCGGTGATTTCTTTGCTGATCGCAGCTCGGCGATCAACTCTTGATTCTTGCGTTCTAGGGCTTCAACGCTACGTTGCAGCGCTTCAGTGTCACCAGTTGCCGCAGGCTCCTGGATCTGGTTTTCGTCGGACATGCGTATCCCGCAGGGATAGAGTGCGCTCCTACTTTACGCCTTTGCGCTTGCGTTTCTTGGCAGTCTTGGCCGCAGCCTTGAATGCAGCAGCAGATGGCCTGCCCTCTTCACCCTTGCGTGCCATGCGTTCGTTGCTGCCACGCTCAATGCGCTCGCGCTTGGCATTGATGTTGGCGTAAAGCCCAGGTTTCTTCGCCATCACTTACGCTTCCTTGCTTTTCCGGCTTTTGACAGCGCGATTGCCACGGCTTGCTTTTGCGGTTTGCCCTTTTTCATCTCGGTCTTGATGTTGGCTGATACTGCAGCCTGTGACTTGCCCTTCTTTAACGGCATCGCGCCACTCAGTTACTGATGCAAGTTTAGCCATGTCAAGCGTTGCCCAGTACTGGCTGCCGTCATCACGCTGGCATAGCACTGCAGCAATCCAATTGCCGTCAATAAGGGCTTCGACAGGATCACTGACGATCAAGCCATTTTGAAAATGCCTAAGGCTTGGCAGGTCCATATCGTTTGCGGAGCTGCTCTAAGGTTACCTCTGAGCCATCGTCACGCACTAGCTTTGCAATTGCATCGCGTGGGCCGTACTTATTGGCAAGCCGGTTGAAGTACGGCACCTTCTCTGGCCCCAGCGCCTCAGCCTGCACGCTGCGTGGCTGCTTGGCTAGCCACTCGCCATAGCTTTGATTGACCGGCACCTGGCCATCCTTGCTAGCGCGGGTTGCGGTAGTAGACGGCGGTAGGATGTCGGAATCGATGATGGGTACAGTCGTCGAGCGGCAGTTGAAATGCTGTGGCGGCATTGGCCCTTCGCCGTATTCAAACTCACGGCCATCTAATGCACGGCAGATGGCGCTGGTGCGGGTATCAAGCGTGGCGACATAGCGATATTTCTTGGTAATGTCTTGATTGGCCTCGTACACCTGCTGGCTTGCGCTGTTGGCCACTTGATTGATGCTGGTGCGCACTAGGGCCATTACTTGGTTGTCTGCCACGGCAGTCGCCTGGCCACCTGCTGCCACAAGCTGCCCAACAGTTTTAGCTTGCTCGCCAAATTGCAGGCTGCCGATTAACCGCTTGGCAATATCTGGCGTGGTTTCACCCGTTAGCAATCCTTGCCGCACCACCTGCGAAAAACGCTCAGCCTGATCAACGGCAATGCCACGGAATGCTTTGCTGACTACCTCGCCATTAGGCAGCGTGATGGTTGCACCCTGTGCAGCAGTGAGGCTGAATGTCTGCGGTGCGCCTTGCACTGCTGCGAATAAATCGTCCGATAACGCGACTACATTGAGCTGCGTCGGATCAGTAGTTACGACTGACTGCGCAAACTGCGGGCTGATTTCCACGGTATTGACCGCCGTGCGCGCACCAGCTGGCAGCGCCTTGCGTAGCTCTTCGGCTACAAATTCAGACTGCAGCTCGGCCAATCCTTGCAGCTCTGTGGCTGTTAGCTCTGTTGCATCACCAGCCCAGCCGGCCAGTGAATCCTTGAGTTGCGCCAAGATGGCGCGCAACCTAGCAGCTTTGACCGGCGCTGCCAAATCATCAATGGTACGCAGTTGATTAACTGCGTCGATGATGATGTCGTTATATGCATTGATGACACGCCGAGCCACGCTATTGCTGTAGCGATTCAGGTCAATCGCGTTGCGGTATAGCCTGGCTGGTGTCGTCATTGCATGATGCCCAAGTCTGCTGCTCTATAGCCAGAGCGAATGCTTAAATTGGCGCCGCGATGCAGCGCACTAGTCACGACTTCCGCAAATGCGTCATATCCATTTTGGCCGTCTTCCATTAGCACCACCTCGTCCACTGCATCGGGCTTGCCATCCTTGTACCAGCTAATGCGGATGATGGCCAAGATCTCATCTGGCAGCACACTGACGTGATAATCAAGCTCCTGGCGGCGTGGCCTCTTCGGTTCCATCATTATCATTAGATCCACTAGCCAGTCGGTCAGCCTGTCCAGCAGGTTGTAGGTCCATTCCCGCATTAGCCGTGGCCTCCAGTTCTTGTTCAACGTCGAAATCATCGCCCAAGACCTCGCCATCAGCCAGTTGCTGCAGCAGGGTTTCTTGGGTGATGGTGCCAGCAGTGTAAAGCTCCCGCAGACTGGTGATTTCCTGCGTGTCAAGCCGGATACCCATAAAGTCGCGGTTCACATGGCAGCTGCCGGCGGCTTCATTCTGGCCGAGGTACTGCGCATGGAACTGCAAACAATTGTCGATCATATCCTGCATATTTTGAGCAATCACCATCATGGTGCTGTCACCTTGACTGCGATTGATGCGCTTTGCTTCAGCGGTTTCAGCGGTCAACTTCTGGCCTAGCACTGCTGACAGGCCAAGCTCGTTGATCTGCAATGCAAGTTGCTCTAGCCGCTGGAATTGATACTGAAAGCTGGTACCGCCGGGTTCGATGTACTCAGCGCGGCCTTCTGCAGGGAATGCAATGGCTTCCCCAGGCCCAGCTGATACCTCTTCGGCGCTGCTTGGGAATCCATAAAACGCCAGCATCGGCACCGCTGAGATGTGCAACTGGTTATCTAAATCAGACTGGATCTGATAGGTCTTCAGATTCAGCTCGGCAATATCCTCCAGCGGCGGCCGTGATTCCATAAATCCCACGCGGTTGGCGTAGGCAACGCTGAACGGGATCTCACTCAGGCTGGTGCGACCTTCGTCCACGATGCGAAAGTCGCCCTTGTCATCCTTCTGGTGGATCTGATACTCGCCAGGCGTTAATACACGCACCTGCTGCACCACCTTCTCGCCGTACTCACCATCAGGCACGCTGGCCAGCTCCTGCAGGCGCAGCATGGTCAGCTGCTGCTTGCCTTCCTTGGCCTCAGTGCGCCAACCGAGGATGTCGCGTGGAGTGTAGGTCACCCAATACGGCCTGCCGCCGTCAGCAGGTGCATCTACCAGCGTGCCGATGTGGCCGTAACGCACCATTTTGCGTGCGGTCTCATAGGTCCACACGTTGAGGTCGTTGCCGTTGAGGTCTACGTCAAACAGCTGCTCACGGATGGTGTCTGATGTATCGATCAACCGCACCGGCTTGCGGGTCAGCATCCCAGCCAGCAAGCGCTCAAGGCGTTGGTAGTACGGCGGCACCACACTGCGGGCAAGGCGGTTGTCGTAAGACTCATCCTGCTCGCGTGGCTCTTGCGGCAGGTAGCGACGGTGCTCCCGCCGCATCCCATAAGTCCCGCCCAGCAAGTCTTCAATCAGCACCCAATGTGGCTCTTGCGCGTACCACGCAGAGTTTGCATCCTGCACACGGGTGACCTTACGCTCTGCCGTAGGCCGGTCGTAGTGGTTAAAGCCGGAATAGACCATTACAGCGGCGCAGTCATGAATACAGTTTAAGCGGCAATCAGCGTGATGCTATTGCGGCCAATCTTGATGTCAAACTCAGCGCCGGGCTCGTAACCCATCTCGCGCAGGTAGCCGTCACCAATCTGCAGCTTGCCGTTGAATTGCACCTTTGCCTTGTAGGTCAGGCCGCGGCCGCGCTTTGCTGTCTTGCTGCCTAGGTCAACGCCTTTGGCTTCCAGCAGCGCTTCATAGAACTGCGTGAATGCCACGCGATCCTTGATGACGTAGCCGCATTCACGGACCAGCTCGGTCTTGTTCAGGTGCCCAAATTTTTTGACTTTCGACAGTAGTTCAGCGCCGGTCAGCATGAGTGCAGTAAATGGATGGCGGATTTAATATAGCCTGATGCCAGTGCTGCGGCCAGCACCTGCGTGCAATGGGTTGAACTCACGCCAGATGATGTACCCAAGCGCATCGTTCATGTGGTCGTAGCCTGCATCCTTGTCAGGTTCGCCTTTTTCGTTGTAGGACTGCAACTCAAGGCACTCGATCACCTTGCGGCAGCCGCTTGCTATTTGCAGCCGGACTTGGCCTTTGCCGTTTTCCAGCAAAGCTTGAACAGCAGCCACGCGATCACGGACGGGAGGATTGCTGCGCGGAGATTGGTTTGACATGCCATACGACTCAAGGATCTGGATGTCTGTTTGTGCAGCATTGGTGCTGCGGTTGCCGCCGCTGGCATCAGGGTAAACATAGATGCGATGCGCTGGGTATCTGGATTTAATCGACTGCGCTAGGGCGTCGGTGTCATGCGCACCTGAGATCTCATCTACCACTAGCAGGCTGCTGCCCTGCCGGATAGCAATAACGGCTGACATGTTGCCGACGTTAAAGTCAACGCCAACCCTGAGCGGCTCTTCGCTGATGCCTGGCATGGTTGCCAAGACATGCTTGCTGCGGTCAAAGCGGTCATACACCTGGCCAGTGGTGAGGTTGACGAATTCGCCGTCTAGATACGCCTTGAGCAGGCTTGGGTCGTAGTTGGCCTGCAGCCGCTCGATGAAATCCGGCGGCAAGTGTGGGTTGTCCACGGTGCGCATCTTGATCAGATGCCGGTCTGCGCGCGCCTTGGCATCATCACTGCCAAACGTGTTCCACATCCAACGGAAACCCTCTGGTGTGCTGGCCGCGGCAAACTGCCGGACATTGCCCGAGCGCAAGCGACCAAGGATCTTTGGGAATGCCTTGTTGGCAATACTTGGCGTCACCGTATCGATCTCGTCAGCTAGCACCCATGCAAGGTTCAGGCCGATAATCCGTGACCAGTTTTCAAACGACCGGCAAAGGATCTTGGTGTCACCCTGCGGTAAATGCAGCGTGTACTCCGGCAGCGGTGATGCTCTGAAGGTGTACGGGATGTCATACGCCTCCAGGAAATCATCAAAGTCGTTCTGCCAGATGTCACGGATCAGTGGGCCTGTGGGCTCCATCACGGCGCCGATAAAGCCTTGATTGGCCGCGGCCAGCATCACCGCCTTGGCGCATAGCGCCCTGGTCTTGCCGGCGCCATACCCGGCAGAGATACCAAGAATCTGCGTTGCGGTGTCATCCACAAACGCAAGCTGCCCAGGGTGCAGGTCTGCGCGGATGGTGGCTAGGCGCTCGGCTAAATCCAGCTCGTTGGATTCATCCAATTGCAATGCTGATCGCAAAAGCAGATCAGCTTCAATGCAGCTCACTTGCCAACAAGACCAAGCATTTCAGCTTGCAGTCGTACTGCGCCGATAACGGAACCAAGCTGGTTGGTTCTCATTCCGCGTTCAATTGTCATCTCTAGCGTTTGCAGTCGCTTTGCCTTCATTTCGGCCAGCGTTGACTTGTCCCACGTTTGATACAACAACTGTTTGGCGCAGTCGTACCACTTATCTGCGGTTGGACGGCACACCCCCCATTTTTCAATAATGAGCTTTGGGATTGATATGCCGTTCGAGCCAGCAGCTACTATCTCGGCCAATTCAGACCAAATGCACAACAGCTCTTCGTGAGTGTAGTGGGTTTTCTCTTTGGTCTTTGACCGTGCCATGTGATCAGCGTACCTGAACTGGCATTACCAGTGTAAGGCCAGGCTCAAATACTACAGGAGTAGTTGAGGTGTTGCCGCTGATGGTAGCAGTATCACCGTCTAGATGCTTAAAGGCATCGATGAGGTAATGCACGTTGAAGGCAAGCGTGGGCAGCGTGCCATCCATGGCAATGGACTCTGAGCCGCTGTTGGCTTCGGCTTCGGCGGCGATGGTGAGGCGCTTGGCCTTGGCGGTGAGCTTGACGACGCTGTTGTGGCTGTCGGCGATGACGGCTATGCGCTCAAGTGCAGCCAGCATGGCAAGGCGGCTAACGGTAGCCGTGTGCTCGTAGCTGGCGGGCACCAGCGCTTGCACGTTGGGGTAGGTGCCATCCAGCAACCGCGAGACGATCATGGTGCCATCAACAAGGGCGATAGCGGCTTGATGCTTGTCTGCGGTGATGGTGGCCGGCTGGCGGATCTGCTGCAGGGTGCGAGCGGGTAGCACGAGGTCAAGATCTGCGGCATCGGTGTCGGCGGTACGCACGGCAAGGCGATGACCGTCTGTGGCCTCAAGACGCAGGGCGCCGCTTGCGATGGTGACATGCACGCCGGTCAGCAGCTGCTTGGACGCATCGGTGGCAGCAGCAGGCAATACGGCTGCCAATGGCGCTGTGAGGTCCACAGCAGCGCCTGCAGCAGCATCCACCACCGGCAATGCAGGGAAATCCTCCGCAGAGGCCACGGAGAGGCTGTAGGAGCCGCCTGCAGCGGTCAGCGTGACGCGCGTACCGTCCGCGGCCAGCGACAGCGCCTCAGAGGCGTCCAGTCGGCCTGTGATGTCCGCTAGCAGCCGATGGGGCACCACGCAAGCGCCAACGGTGTCTACGGCAGCAGTGATGGCGGTGCTGATGCCAAGGTCAAGGTCGTATGCGGTGATGCGTACGGCGCCGGCATCAGCAGCAAGGAGCACGCCAGCAAGAATCGGATGACCAGAGCGTCCGGTGCCGACAGCGCGGGATACGGCGCGGAGGGCATGGGACAGGTCGGCCTGTGAGCAGGTGAATTTCATTGTGCAGCAGCTTCGGATAAGGCGTTGATGATGGCGTCGCAATCAACTTGAAACGAACCGACGAGCTCGAGAGGGATCGGCTGGCTGTCGTCCTGTGCGTTGTCGCGGATGGCATGGGCGTAAGCCAATGCCTGGGTCATGCAGTCATGAAGCCGGTTGATCACCGGCGACTGCTTGGCGGGAATGATGATCGAGTCTTGTAATGACATACGCAACGAGATGCTCAACGTGTCGGTGCGACAGATCACCACGCATGTGGGCAGCAGCACCGGACACGAGGCGATGGTAGTCGGCTGTGGTCAACCCTGCAACCCCACTGCTTAGGGAACGGTCACGGATCAACTGCGCGCGGCTAGTGCCGAGCGATGCGGCCTGCTGGTCCAAGGCGGTGAGGTCTTCGGGCTGGAAGCGGACTTTGATTTCTTGCATTTGGTGGTCGGATGAGTGCTGAGCGTAACGCGGACGCAAAAAGGCAGGCTGTGACTGGGTTTTCAGCGAAGGCGGACGCAAATCGCACTTAGGCGGACGCCAAAACCCTTGCAAACACTAGGCGGACGCAAAATCGGGCTTTCCCTACCTCCCCCTATATGCGTCATATGTTCACCCCACTACATAGCGTCTCCTTTTTCTATAGGCGTTTATATACCCCTATTTGCGTCCGCCTAAGAAAAAGGTAGTAATAGCAAGGGGTTTTGCGTCCGCCTTTGCGTCCGCCAAGGGTGGCAGCGGACGCAAGTTGCGTCCGCCAACAGCGTCACCATGAGTCCAGCTTGAGCCCGGTGATAAGACGATCGCGACTCTTGCCGGCTCTGGCGGACGCAAGTTTTGGGAAGATCTGCCGTAGCGCCGGCACCAAAAGCCGTGCCGCCTTGACCGTGCGATCAGCCGGCGGGTCCACCAACCACCGATCACGGTCATCCAAGTAACCCTCTTCTCGGTACCAAGCGTGCAGCGTGTCCCATACCCGCTTGACCGATACCTGAGCGCCATCCTCATAAGTCAAGCCAACCGCATCGCAGAATTCCCATAAGTGGCAGCTGGCGCGGCGGACATCTTCCATGGCCTGCCTACCAGAGCTGTAGTCAATGCCATCGCTCATGCTGAGTGACATGCCTTCTAGCAACCAATTGAGGAATGCAGGGCATATCTGTTGCTGAATAAAAGACGGATCATCCTTTAACCGCGGGTCGGCCTGTATGTGGTTGGCATCAGTAGGTGTGGCCATGAATGTCTTGCGAAATTGGAAGACATGGAACCGTGTCTCAATAGCAATCTGATCACCAGACAAGGAGGGGTCTTTGTTGAGGTTGAACACAAAAAGCGCAGATGGCACAAACTGCGATTCTTGTACACCCTTCAGCTCATACGACAACTCTTCGCCGCTAATTGCAGCCTTTAGTGACTGAAGGTTGTCAATATGCACAAATTGGCTATTTTCACTGGACCAGTTAACCGATGCGCCGCGTAACGGCGCAATAGGAAATTTGCGGCCTTGGTCGTATTGGCGAAAATCAGCGAGCGTGCAGGAGGTGAAATTACGGCTGCCTAGGGTGTCGCGCAGCGCGGTGCGGATGGTGTCTTTGCCGTTGGAGCCGGCACCGATCATCAAAACCGCCCGTGGCCTGCCACGTGTGGCGCGGTACTTGGACAGGTCAAGGCCGCTGCCAAGGATGCGCTGCAGCGTGTCGCGGTCACCGGGCTCTACTGCTTCCAGCAGCCGCCATAGGTGCTGAGCACTGGCTTCAGGGTCGTAGTCGTAAGTGGTGATGTAGGTAAATGCGCGGTCTGGGCTGTGCGGCTCAAAGGTGACATCAAGCTTTTTGCCGCTCCACGACCAGGACACCACGCCATTGGCGCAATTGATGGCATTGGATGGGTTGACCGGGACCGGCTCTAGCAGCCGTCGCATCCATGCGAGGGCTTCATCGACGTACTTTGGTCGCTTCCATGGGTGCGATTGCTCGCCGGTTTTGCCATCTACGACATGCAGCATGGACAAAAGCCGAGCGATGCTGGGCGCTAGTTCGTCATCAGTTGTGGGCTGGTAATGGGTGCCGCACCAGCGGTGGAGGATGCCATCAACGCAAATCCACCGGACGGCTGGGTACTCAAAAACGTATTGAACGGTCATATCAAGCCATTCGGTATCCGTCTTGCTGTACAGCTGGCAGTTAATGGCCTCGGCAGTGGCCGGCTCTGATGAGCGCACTTGCCTGCGTGTGGGCATTGGCGGCTGCCAGCCGTAATGTCGCGCCCAGTACCAAAAGGTGCCGGCGTTGATGCGATCACCACCAGAAGCGGCAATCTGCTCAAGGCCTTGCCATTGCGGGCTGTGCTGCTGCATCAATGCAATAGCAGTGGCGGCATCGCCGACGGCTTGGATCAGCCCCCAGAAAATGTTGCGATAAATGTGGTAGGTGCCGGTGCCGGGCGAGCGCGGTGGAATGGCGGCTAGCGCCTCGCGGATGTCATCAATGCTGCGCTCTGCCTGCTCTGTGTAGGTGCGGGCTGGCTTCTCGTGCTGGTAGTAGGTCTCAGATGGCAGCACCGATTCGATGTCAGATACGGCGTAGTGGACGCCGCTACAGGCCACCATGCGGCACTGCTCACCAAGACCGCCGTCGGCACCAGCGTGGTAGGTCCCTGGCAGGCGCATGACGCGGGCAGCATTTTTGATGCTGCGGTCTGCATCGCAGTAGTCGAGTAACCGAGCTTGCACCAGCTCCCAATGGGCAGGCGTGATCGGATCGGACAACACCCAATAGTTATGGATGGATTTGCCGCCGGTGTCAATCTGCATCGTCGGCTCTGGCAGATTGAGGTCCTGCCATGCAGTGAGCTGCCACTCCTTAGGGCGGTCGTCCCATTCGGCGAAGAACGCGCGACATGTGGTGATCTCTGCGTTGGTGTCACCGCCATCGTTGACGACGACATAAACGCCGCGACCTTCGGACTGCCATTCGGTGATCAGCCGCTTACTGCTGCCACCCTTGCGGCCTTTATCGGTGGGCTTGCTTGGGTGGTCAGCATGGAGAAAAGCACGCAGCCTGATCGCACCTGCCGGCTTGCCCAAGAGGGCAATAAACCGACGGGCCTCGTCAAAGTCAATTTCCTTCATCGGCTGGCTGCGTCACGGTGCAGCTTGATTGCCTGCTCCAGCAGCAGTCGGATGGCGGCACTGCGTGAGATGGTGTCGCCACGCCAAGAATCCAGCCATTGCAACTGGTCTGGCGCTAGACGGATCGGGATGGGTCGGGCTAGGGGCATCGGGTTCCGGCTGGATGCTTGACAGAGCGTATACGGTTAGTCTACGGTGTGCAAGCCACACGGCACTGCCATGGATCGCATCCCCAAAATCATTCAGATTTCAGCCAACAGCAGCGATGAGGGCAAAACGTGCCTTTATGCACTTGATAGCGATGGTGACGTATGGGATTTGCAGTGGACAAGAGAGGGCTGGATTTGGGTTTGCGCCGGTTCACCTTTTAACGATGTCCAATGACCTACAAAGACTTCCTAGCCTCCAAATCCACAGCCTGCGCTCCTGCAGGCTTTGACCCTAACCAGTTCACGGCACCGCTATTTCCGTTTCAGCGGGACATTGTGACCATGGCCTGCCGTGTCGGCAGGTTCTGCATCTGGGCCGATTGCGGCATGGGTAAAACCGCCATGCAGCTTGAATGGGCGCATCAAGTGCATCAGCACACCGGCGGCAATGTGCTGGTGTTAGCGCCGTTGGCGGTTGCGCACCAGACCGTGCGCGAGGGCGGCAAATTCGGCATTGCCTGCAGCTTTGCCGCAACGCAAGCCGAGGTCAAGCCCGGCATCACGATCACCAACTACGAAAAACTCGGCCATTTCGACCCATCCGCCTTCGATGGCGTGGTGCTTGATGAGAGCAGCATCCTCAAGGCATACACCGGCAAGATCCGCAACCAGATCATCGAGTCGTTCAGCCTCACTCCATACCGGCTGGCCTGCTCCGCCACGCCAGCACCGAACGACCATATGGAGCTCGGCAACCATGCTGAGTTCATCGGCGTCATGACCCGCACTGAGATGCTGGCCATGTTCTTCGTGCATGACGGCGGCGACACTGCCAAGTGGCGGCTCAAGGGACACGCCAAGAGCAAGTTCTGGGAATGGGTTTGCAGCTGGGCGGTAACGATCCGCAAGCCATCAGACCTTGGCTACGACGATGGCAGCTTCATCCTGCCGGCGCTGCAGATCAGTGACTGCACGGTTGAGACGCCACGCGAGGCAACTGCAGGGGATGACGGCCAGATGGCGCTGTTTGCCATGGAGGCTCGTACGCTGAGCGATCAACGGCAAGTGCGCAAGGCGTCCCTCGCCCTCCGTGTGGCCGCTGCCGCCAAGCTTGCCAACAGCAACACCGAGCAATGGCTGGTGTGGTGCGATCTGAACGATGAGTCCAAGGCGCTGACTGCCGCCATCGATGGAGCGGTTGAGGTGTCAGGCAGCGACAGCGACGACCATAAGCGGCAAGCTGCCATCGACTTTCAGGATGGCAAGATTCGCGTACTGGTCAGCAAGCCGAGCATCTTTGGCTTTGGCCTCAACTTCCAGCGGTGCCACAACGTCGCATTTGTTGGCCTATCCCACAGCTATGAGGCGTTCTATCAAGCCATCCGCCGTTGCTGGCGATTTGGCCAAGAGCAGCCCGTCAACGCTCACATCATCTACGACGTGGCGGAAGGCCGCGTGATCGACAACATCCGCCGCAAAGAGGCGGACAGCATCCAGATGGCCCAATCAATGGTTGAAATCATGAAGCAACAAACAATGGAACAACTCAAAAAGATCCAACGTCAAGTGGCGCCGCACATCACTGAGCACAAGACCGGCGACAACTGGGATTTGTACATGGGCGACTGCGTTGAGAGCATCAAACAGCTCGACAGCGACTCCATCCATTACAGCATCTTTAGCCCGCCATTCGCGTCGCTGTACACCTACAGCAATAGCGACCGTGATATGGGCAACAGTCGCAACGACCAGGAGTTCTTCGATCACTTCGTCTACCTAGCCAAGGAGCTGCATCGCGTGCTGATGCCGGGCCGGTTAATCAGCTTCCATTGCATGAATCTGCCCAGCAGCAAGGAACGCGATGGTTTCATCGGCGTGAAGGACTTTCGCGGTGACATGCTGCGCATCTTCCAGGCTGCTGGTTTTGTCTTCCATAGCGAGGTGTGCATCTGGAAGGATCCGGTCACCGCAATGCAGCGCACCAAGGCAATTGGCCTGCTGCATAAGCAAGTGCGCAAGGATTCAGCGCTCAGCCGCCAAGGCATTCCTGACTACCTTGTAACAGTGCGCAAGCTGGGCGACAACCCTGAGCCATGCGCGGGGCCATTCACTGAGTTTGCCGGCGAGAATGCACCGGCCAAAACGGGCGATGCGATCAAAGACAGCATCAACATTTGGCAGCGTTACGCCAGCCCGGTGTGGATGGATATCAACCCATCGGACACGCTGCAATACCGCAGCGCCCGCGCCAATGAGGATGAGCGTCACATCTGCCCGCTGCAACTGGAGGTGATCCGCCGCGGCTTGCAACTATGGAGCAACCCTGGCGATCTGGTGCTTAGCCCATTCGCCGGCATCGGCAGCGAGGGCTACGTCAGCCTGCAGATGCAGCGCCGGTTTGTTGGCTTTGAGCTGAAGCCTTCGTATTTCAACTGCGCAGCCAAAAACCTTGCCATGGTCGAGTCACATAAGCAGGGGGAACTGGTGTGAACCTGCGCCCATACCAGCAACAGCTGATCACCGCCATCCGCCTGCAATACCAACTAGGCCACCGCAAGGTGATGGCAGTGCTGCCTACTGGTGGCGGCAAGACGGTGATTTTCAGCCACATTGCCCAATCCGCTGCACGCAAGGGCAATCGCGTGCTGATCGCCGTTCACCGGCAGGAGCTACTGGACCAATCGTGCCGCAGTTTGCCCATGCCGCATGGTGTGATTGCTGCCAACCGCGCCATGGACCTGAGTGCAGCAGTGCAGGTTGCCAGTGTGCAGACGCTTGCTCGCAGGCTGCACAAGCTGCCGCGTGATTTCTTTCAGCTTGTCATCATTGACGAGGCGCACCACAGCAATGCCGGCACCTGGGCCAAGGTGCTTGAGCACTTCCAGTCAGCCCACCTGCTGGGCGTCACTGCAACTCCGATCCGCCTCGACGGCCGTGGCCTTGGCGAGCACTACCAGTCCATGGTGGAAGGCCCCAGCGCGCAATGGTTGACGGATAACGGCTACCTCGCCGCGGCCAAGGTGCTGGCGCCACCGGGCTTTGATACCACCGGCCTACGCAAGCGGATGGGTGATTTCGACACCAAAGAGGCCGAGCACCGTGTCGGCACGATCATGGGCGACTGCCTAGGCCACTACCGCAAGCATCTAGACGGACAGACCGCGATCGCGTTTTGCTGCAGCGTGGCCCACGCGGAGGCAGTGGCATCCCTGTTCCAATGCAACGGCATCCCAGCCGCAAGTATTGACGGCAGCATGGATGCGGCCAATAGAAGGCAGCTATTGGCTGACCTGGCAATAGGCCGGATCAAGGTGCTTACCAGCTGCGCACTAATTGGTGAGGGCGTCGATGTCCCGTCAGTCGGCGGCTGCATCCTGCTCAGGCCTACTGCATCCACCAGCCTGCATTTGCAGATGATCGGTCGGTGCCTGCGGCCATCACCGGGCAAGACTGCTGCAGTGGTGCTTGACCACGTCGGCAATACGCTCCGGCTTGGCCATCACCTAGAGCCGCGTGAGTGGACCCTAGATGGCCTTAAAAAGCGCGACCGCGAGGCAGCACCCAGCGTCAAGGTATGCCCCAGCTGCTTTGCCGCCATGGCCAGCCAGGCCAAGCAATGCGGCGAGTGCGGGCATCGCTTTGCACCAGAGGCACGCGAGCTGCAGCAGGTTGATGGGGAGTTGGTGGAAGTGGCCATGCGGGCCAAGCGCCGCGAGCAAGGCACGGCTCAGTCCCTCGACGACCTGCGCGAGCTAGCGCAGCAACGCGGCTACAAGCGCGGATGGGCGGAACGTGTCTACCAGGCCAGACTGGCGAAGCGTTACGGCGGGTGAGGTTGCGCACGGCCGAGCATGGCGGTATGATTTGGAAACAGCAGGCAACACCTGCACCCCAAACCGAGAACCATGACCCGCGCCTCCATCACCGCCAATATGACCGCCGCTGAACTGGCTGCATGGAAGGCAAACAACCGCAAGCAATCCAGCATCCAGGTTGTGATCACTGCACGCCGTAATCCTGCACGCAAGTCACAGCGTCAAGAATGGCAAGAGTTCCGCAACGAGACTCTGGGCATGATTGAAGCCGCCAAGCGCGAGCGCCACTTCCACATCCTGCCGCAGCTCTTCCAGCGCCTCAACGCCGCCAACGAAATGCTGGCTAACGCCTGCATCAACTGAACTGAACCGGGGCGCTACAACGCCCCTTTTTGTGATGCGTTTCACTCACGATCAATACCAAGCGCAGGGTCTTTTCCCGCCTTGCCCTAGAGCTGTCTACATTTCAAGCTCATCCCCTATAAGGGCTGGTGACATGTGGCAACCAGACGACACGCTTGATCAGTTTGTTGCATGGGAGCAGCATTGCATGGCAACCGGCGGCGTGTGGACTGTGCGCCTTTGGTGGGTGCCTGTATCTGAGCTGTCGATCCAACCATTGCCTTAGCCTGCCGCCAGCAGTAACGCGGCAGTGACCGAACAACAGATCCAGCAAAACATCCGCCTGACTTGCAGCACCGGCGCTACCAGGCTCTTCCGCAACAACACCGGCACGCTCAAGGACCAGCATGGCCGCCCGGTGAGTTTTGGCCTGTGCAAGGGCAGCGCTGACCTGATCGGCTGGCGCACGGTGACTGTTACGCCAGAGATGGTCGGCACCCAGGTGGCGGTGTTCGCCTCTATAGAGGTCAAGACCGCAGCCGGCAGGCTGCGCCCTGAGCAGCAGCAGTGGCTGGATGCAGTCCAGGCGGCTGGCGGCATTGCCGGCGTGGCGCGCTCGGTCAGCGATGCAGAGGCATTGTTAAGAGATGTTGCACAGGGCTGATCACGGCGGCGCATGGTGTACAGTGGCATCACGAGCGGGGCGGACCGTTCGCAAAACTCAACCGCCGCGGAACCGGGTACACGACGCGTCACCACGAGCCCAACACGGCCTAAGTAAGCCTGCACCGCCGGTTGGCCCGGCAACACCCCAAACCGAGAATCATGAACACCACACTCGCACTGATCGCAGCGCTGCTGCTCCTGCCAATCATCATCATCCTGTGGGCCACTGAGTCCACTGAGCAACGCGCCAAGCGGCTGCGCAGCTACGGCTGGACGCAACGCCGCATTGCCGACCACCTAGGCATCAGCCGCAGCCGCGTGCAACGCATTGTGACTGCCCACGGCTGAGCGGGGCTGCGCATGGTGTAGGATACGGGGACAGGAGGCGAGAGCTTCCACCCCAAACCGAGAGACATGACTGTTTACACCCTTGAGCGCACCGAAACCCAGCACCTCCCTGCCGCTCGCTGCACATTTCAGCAGCGCGTCTCAAAGTCAGGCAAGAAATGGGTAGATGTCACCATGCTGCATCTCACATCGCAGGGATGGGGCGGCACCATGGGGCGCGGTGACGGCACTTACACCGTCAAGCAAGCCAAAGAGTTTTACGCAAGCTTGCTGAGCCGCGGATTTACCGCCGCTTGACCCCCACGCGGCCAGCCGGAGCCGCACTCAATCCGGCATCACCCCAAACCGAGAACCATGAACGCTTCTGACTGGCACAACATTCTCCGCTGCGCCCGGCTTCGCAAAGAGCAATTCGGCACTTCACTGCGGTGGCCGAGCATGGCCGATTACGACCGCTACCAGCGCGAATACGACACCTACATCATGGCCGGCGCAATGGCAGCCCGCGCCAAACGCCTAGCAAGCTGACCCCCACGCGGCCCCGCCGGAGCCGCACCCAATCCGGCATCAACCCAACTCGAGAACCATGATTAAGACCATCGATCGACTCGCAATGCTGGCCATCATCTTTGGCATTGCTGCCATGGCATATGACACCGGCAAGCAGCAGGTACAGGCTCACCACGCTTGCCAGCAGCAGCTGAAGCCATGACCACCAACGACACCTACTGGACGCTGCAGACAGCTATCCACCACGGCGGCGGCTTTACCCGCCGCTTGGCTGAGGCGACACTGCACGCCGATCCAGAAAACAAGCAGCGTGTGCTGCTTGCATTCCCAGAACTGCAGCAGTGCTACGGCCCGCAAACGCACCTGCACCGCCAGCTGAGGGCAGCATGACCAGCAACGCTGAATACCACGCTGATCCAGCTGTCAGCGCCAGCCACCTGCACGCCGTTGCCGCCAGTCCATACCACTACTGGGCTCGGTATCTCAACCCGCAGCGGCCGCCATCGGTGCAGACCGCAGCGATGAAGCTAGGCAGCCTGGTGCATTGCGCTGTACTCGAGCCAGACGAGCTAGCCAAGCGCTATGCCGTTTGCCTGCCGCGTAATACCAAAGCTGGCAAGGAGATGGCTGCCGAGATGGAAGCATCCGGCATCGAGGCCGTCACCAGCACCGACATGGAACAGGCCATGGCCATGGCGTTTGCGGTGCGTCAGCACCCTTACGCCGCAGCACTGCTGTCCCATGGCAAAGCTGAGCAGTCTTTCTGGTTTGATGATGCGCAATCCGGCCTGCGCTGCAAATGCCGCCCGGACTGGTTTTATGGCTCAACCATAGTTGACCTAAAAACCACCACAGATGCCAGCCCGGCAGCCTTTGCGCGGTCCGTTGCATCCTTCCGCTACCATGTCCAAGCCGACCACTACTTAGCCGGTGTTCCCGCAGATCGGTTTCTCTTCATCGCAGTGGAGAAGACCTATCCGTTCTGTGTCGCCGTCTACGAGCTGGATGCGGAGGCCATGAAGGCAGGTGAAGCGCTACGGCGCCAAAACCTGCAGACCATTGCCGACTGCCGTGCCATTGATGAGTGGCCTGGCTATAGCACCATCTGCGAAACGCTGAGCTTGCCCAGCTGGGCACTTGGCACTACCCCAACCATGACATCCGATGACTTCTAGCTCACTAGCACTCTGGACCCCAGAGCAGACGCAGCTGATTAGCACCACCATTGCACCTGGCTGCAGCGGTGACGAGCTTCGCCTATTTGCCTATGCCTGCCAGCGGACGGGCTTGGATCCGTTCAGCAAGCAGATCTACGCCATCAAGCGTGGGGGAAAAATGCAAATTCAGGCCGGCATTGACGGCCTGCGCAGCATCGCTGAACGCACCGGCCAGCTCGACGGCTCTGAGACGCTTTGGTGCGGTGACGACGGCCAATGGACTGATGTATGGCTTGGCAGCAAGCCACCTGCCGCGGCCAAGACCACCATCTGGCGCAAAGGGTCCAGCCATCCATTCACCGGTGTGGCACGGTTCGCGGATTACAACGCTGGCCAAGGGTTGTGGTCCAAGATGGGTGCCACGATGATTGCCAAGTGCTCTGAGGCGTTGGCACTGCGCAAGGCATTTCCCGCTGACCTCTCAGGCGTCTACAGCACCGACGAGATGGAGCAGGCCGAGGTGCAGCCTGTCACGGTTACCGCAGCGCCTGCGCCGGCATTGCCTGCTGGTGATGCCAAGATCTTTGCTGCCGGCAAGGCTGCTATTGCCAAGGCCAACAGCGTTGCTGATCTTGCCAAGGTGACCGAACGCATGGAGGAACGCAAGGCGGACCTATCCATTGAGCAGCAAGAAACACTCCTTGCGCTTGCGCTGGAAAAGGAAGCCAGTTTTGCTACCGCAGACGAGGATCCATTTGATGACTGAACCGTATCTGACCAATGATCAATTGGCCACGCGATGGGGGCTGAAGCCATCAGCCATCAAAAACCAACGCGCGCGCAACATCGGTCCTGGGTACTACACCATGCCACGTATCGGCTTTCCTGCTGGTACGCCACGGGTGCGGTATCCACTATCCCAAATCCTGGCCTTTGAAGAGGCCAATAACATCACACCACTGCCATGAGTCTTTACGCATCCGGCATCGTTCGTATCATTTCTGATCCTCAACTGCGTGCTTTTGAAAGTGGCAGCATGGTTGCCAACTTTGCAGGTGGCATTCAAGAGGGCAAGGACAAGGATGGCAATTACATCAATAATGTAATTGACATTGAAATGTGGGGCAAGTCTGCAGAACTTGTCGTAGACCGTTGCAAGAAAGGTGATTCCATCATGGTGACGGGCAATGTTCGCCGCCAAGAATGGAACGACAAAGAAACAGGCGGTAAGCGCAGCAAGCATGTGCTCAATGTGCAACGGTTTGAGTTTCTGCCTCGCGCCACGCAAGTTGAGGAGGTTGCCTTCTGATGAGCGAAGCAGATCTTGAAGCGCTGTTCCGCCGTTGGTGGGCAGAGTCCTACCCAATGGCACCAGTCAATAAGCAAGCTGTTGCTAGCCACGTCGCATTTGCTGCATGGCTGCTGCGCAGCGAAGCGCTGCCTAACTTGACCGACAACTAACGCGCACCGGTGGCCTAACGGCCACCTTTCCACAATGACTGACCCAGTAAACCATCCACCGCATTACAAGCAAGGCGACATTGAGTGCATCCAGGCCATTAAGGCAGCACTTGGTACCGAAGGCTTCAAGGCTTACTGCAAGGGCCAAGTGTTTAAGTACCTATGGCGCGCTGAGCACAAGGGCAATGCCGTAGAAGATCTTGGTAAAGCCGATTGGTACATGCGCCGGCTGCTGCTGGAGGCGGAATCGTGAGCGACTACAAAGCAACGCCAGAGCAATGGGTCAATCTTGAGCGCCGTCAACTTGGCGGCAATGATCTGGTTTGCGCTGCTTTAGAACTCCGCGCCAGGGTCGAAGCGCTGGAGGCGAACCGTCTGGAAAAACCAGATAGTTCAGACCCTGCCGGCTCGCTGGTGGAGCGGGTGGTGGCGGTGATCGCCGATCTCGATGGCCCGAAAGAGCTGTGGCGTGACGATGCCCGCGCCGCGATCCGCGAAGTGGCGGCGTGGTTGGACGAGAACACCGGCGGTGACGCCGCTTGGTTGCCAATAGAAAACAGTCAGCCCTGTTCCAGTGGTGCTATGCGTGCAGCCCGCCGCCCCAAGCCGCCGAGTTTGAAGGAGCAGGCGCTGGCGTTGCTCAATCACGATCCGGCAAACCAGCCTTTCCTTAGCGACAAGGGCATAGACATCATCCGCCGCGCTCTCGAACAGCTTCCCGAATGACTTACGTTTCAGGCCACAGCCAAGAAATACGAGGGCTGCTTGATGCTTTGGGCATTTCGCACAAAGCCGTTACAGGAGTTCGCTTGCTTGTTGAACCCGATCAACTCGTTCGCGTTCAAGTAGAGCGGCTGGTTGCTACTGACGAGATAGGTGAGATAACAGAGTGGATTCTCAAGCACGGCATCAAGGCGGAGCAACTCGATGACTAATCAACAACACCCCATCACCCCACCACCTGAGCTGGCTTGAATGACTGACTTCCGAGAGCTTTGCGCCCGCATGGCTGATGAGCTGGATCATTACCGGCAGCTCCTGATGGATGACCGACGCGAAACACATGCTTTGGCCACTGAAGCCCGCGCCGCCCTTGCTCAACCCGAGCCGCAAGAACTGAGCGATCTCCGTGCCAGGGTCGAAACGCTGGAGTCCGCGCTGCATAAACACATCATGCAAACCAGCTCCGGCATGGCAGCGGCAAAAGTTTTAGACCTTAGCGACTTACCGCAGTGGACGCCAGAGCAGGTGCAAAAACTACATGATCTACTCGGAACTTACCGGAATCACTTAGGCCTGAACGACTAGACATTACCACTAATCACCCATGACCAACGAAGACTATTCCAAGGTGCCACCGCCGCACCTGCTCAAAAAGTTCTCCGAGCAAGCGCGAGAGGACAGCCAAAAGCGCGGTCATCCCGGCTACTGCAAGACCTTTGCCCAGCTCTGCATCGACTGGGCTTTCCAAGAAACAGCGATGGACGACCTTTGTGATGCCAGCGCTGAGGTAAGTAGGGCGGCGGCACAGCCCGAATCATCGTCCGGGATCGAACGCCGCAGTGGCATTGCAGTGACGCCCGAACTGATAGAGCAGTGGCGCAATGAGTGGATTTATAAAGTGCCACATGGCGTTGATGAACTTGATTTTCTCGCCAAGCGTGGTGCCCAATGGGGCGCAGACCAAGAGCTGGAAGCGTGTTGTGAATGGATCTCTGTCTGGCACGGACTAGAGCATCCCGAGCTACTGATTGAGCTACTCCGCGCCGCCCGCCGCCCCAAGCCGCAGTCGATTAACAGCATCGCCCTGGAGATGCTGGGCACGATCGAAAAGATGGACGTTGTGATTCCAGAGATCACCGACACCATCCGCCGCGCACTGGAGCAGCTCGATGACTGACTTCCATATCGACTCAGAGACCGGCCGCATTGGTCAGTTCTGGTGGTTCAACTCCAATAACGTTGAACGCCTCTGGATGGGGAATGTCTGGCCTTGGGTCAGCAAGTGGTGCATCCGATGGGGCACATGTGGCTTCGGCCGCAATGTTCGCGTCTATATGGAGCCGATTGATGACTGACTCTCGCGCCCTTGAACAACTTCCCGACAACGAACCTTCCGGAAATTCCAGAT